TTAGGGCAGAAGTTATGAATATGTTACCACAAATAACTGAAGCAACAAAAGGTGCAGTTCTTGATGCTAAAAGACGAGGTGGTACGTTTTCATCAGCATTTGGAGTATAAATTATGGCTATAACATATCCCTTATCATTACCTACTGTATCAGGCATTTCTTCAGTTAATTTTATAGCTAGAAGCTCAACAGGTATAACAGTTTCGCCTTTTACATTTCAAACTCAAGTATTTAGAAATCAAGGAGAAAGATTTGAGGCAGATGTAACTTTAGCATTAATGAAAAGAGAAGATGCAGAGCAATGGAATAGTTTTTTTATAAAACTTTATGGGCAATTTGGCACATTTTTATTAGGAGACCCTAATGCTTCAACACCAAGGGGAACAGCATCATCTTCGGCAGGCACACCACTTGTAAATGGTGCAAGTCAAACTGGAGATACTTTAAACATTGATGGTGTTCCTGCAAACCAAACTGGATATTTGAAAGCAGGCGATTATATTCAATTAGGAACTTTAACAAACTCAAGATTATATAAAGTTTTAGATGATGCAAATAGCAATTCATCTGGACAGGTTGCTTTAACAATTTATCCAGATTTAAGGTCTTCGCCTAGTGATAATGCAACAGTAATTGTATCAAATGCAAAAGGTTTATTTAGATTAAATACATCAGCACATCAATGGACAATAAGCCAAGATAATTTCTACTCTATGACATTTGGAGCGATTGAAGCAATATGAGTAGAGATGTTACCAGTTCTGTTAATACAATATTTCAAAGTCAAAGTGTTAGTCCTTTTTTGGCTATAGATTTAGATTTTGATGGAGGTAACTTTTTGGCTTGGACTGGTTATGGTAACCTTACATTCGGTGGTACTACATATGTAGGAGCAGGTGATTTTTTAAGTGTTTCGCCAGTAAAAGAAAGTTCAGAGGTTCAAGCAAATGGTATTGATATAACATTATCTGGTGTGCCGTCAGATTTAATTTCAAGTGCATTAAGCGAAACATATCAAGGTAGGTCGTGTAAATTACATTTAGGTGTTTTAGATAGTTCGAATGCAGTTGTATCAGACCCGTATGTTTTGTTTAGTGGTCGCATGGATTTAATGAGCATCGACGATAGTGGAGAAACTGCAAATATAAATATTACTGCAGAAAGCAGACTTATTGATTTAGATAGAACTAGAGAAAGAAGGTATACATCTGAAGACCAGAAAATTGACTTTCCTAACGATAAAGGTTTAGAGTTCATTACTGATTTACAAGATAAAGAAATTGTATGGGGTAGGTAATGGGATTATTTAAAGATTTTGTAAAAGCATTTACCGACCCAGTAAATGTTGTTTTGGCAGCGGCAACTTTTTTTGTCCCTGGAGCGGCTCCGTTTACATTTAAAGCTTTAGCAACAAGAGTAGCAATAACCGCTGCTCTTCAAGCTACAGTTCAAGCATTATCACCAAAACCAAAGTTACCATCTTTTTCAGATTTTGCATTTGAATCGCAAAATAGAACACAAATTATAAAACAGCCAACAGTTCCGCGAAGAATTATTTATGGCGAGGTAAGGGTTTCAGGTGTTTTGGCTTTTGTTGAAACTACAAATAATAACAAATTTATTAATTTGGTAATATTGTTAGCTACACATGAAGTAAACCAGATAGGAACAATTTTTATTAATGGAGAGGCCTTAACATTAGATGGAAGTGGTAATGCTACAGCACCATCAAAATACTCTGGTTTAATCAGAATCAAAAAACATTTAGGAACTGATGGACAAAGTGCTGATTCAGATTTAATTTCATCGTCAAATAGTAAATGGACATCTAATCACAAATTAAGTGGGATAGCATATATATATGTAAGGTTAGAATTTGACGCTGATGCTTTTCCAAATGGATTGCCAAATGTATCAGCATTAGTACAAGGAAAAAAAGTTTTTGACCCAAGAACGTCTGCAACATCTTATTCAACAAACCCTGCATTATGCATTAGAGATTATTTAACAGACACAAAATATGGTTTTGGTGCAAGTTCAACAGAAATAGACGATACTTCATTTACAACTGCGGCAAATGTTTGTGATGAAACAGTTTCACTTAATGCTGGTGGAACAGAAACTAAATATACATTAAATGGTACATTTGAAAGTAATACAACACCAAAACAAACTTTAGAAAATCTACTTACATCAATGGGTGGAATTGTTACATATTCAAATGGAAAATTTAAAATCAAGGCAGCTAAATATGTTAGCCCTACTGTAACTCTTGATGAAAACCACGTTAGAGGTGCAATTGGTTTGCAAACTAACAGGTCAAAAAGAGATAATTTTAATGCAGTAAAAGGCGTTTTTGTTACACCAGATAATAATTATATTTCAGCAGATTACCCTGCATTTACATCTTCAACATTTCAAACAGAAGATGGTGGAGACCGAGCATTTTTAGATTTAGATTTACCTTTTACAACATCTGTAACAATGGCACAAAGGTTAGCCAAAATTGCATTATTCAGAAATAGACAAAAAATATCAATGTCAATGTTTTGTAGTTTGCATGGTTTTGAATTAGATGTTGGAGATGTTGTAAATATTAATAATACAAGATTTGGATTTAGTTCAAAAACTTTTGAAATAGCAGAATGGGGGTTAAATTTTGAAAATGATAAAGAAGGTAATCCAGTTTTAGGAATTGATTTAACATTACGGGAAATTAATTCAGCAGTTTACGATTGGACTCCTTCCTCAGATGAAAAGGTTTTTCAACAAGATAATACTACGTTACCAGACCCTTTTACTGTACAACCTCCTGCAAGTCTAACATTGTCAGACCAGTTGATATCATACAATGATGGTACTGTTATAGTTGCTTTAGATATAACTATAGGAGCAAGCACAGAAGGATTTGTTTCGTTTTATCAGGTCGAATATAAATTAAGTACAGAAACAGATTTTATAATTCACTCGCAAGGCTCTGGATTGACTCATAGAGTTTTAAATGTAAAAGATGGACAAATATACAATGTTAGAGTGAAAGCAGTAAATAGTTTTGGTGTTTCATCAGCATATGTTACAGCAAACAGAACAATTGTAGGAGAAAATGCACCACCATCAGATGTAACAGATTTTTCAGCAAATGTATCTGGTGCTGATATACATTTATCTTGGGAAGCAGTAACTGATTTAGATTTAGCTTTTTATAATTTAAGATTTTCAGAAAAAGTAGATGGAACAGCAGATTGGCTAAATAGTGTTTCTTTGATAGAAAAAATATCAAGACCTGCAACATCAATAACAACTTCAGCAAGGCAAGGTACTTATCTAATAAAAGCAGTAGATAAAAATGGTAACTTTAGTTCAAATGCTACTGCTGTAATTTCAAATGTAACTAGTATTAGAAACTTTAATACTATCGCAACACAAGCAGAACACCCATCTTTTGCAGGAACTTTTACCAATACAGTTTTAGTCGATGGTGCTATTGAATTAGATTCATCAGAACAGTTTGATTCAGCAACTGGGAATTTTGATGATGATACAGTTAGATTTTTTGATAGTGGAGCAAGTAATGCTGATTTTTTTGCAAGTGGTAATTATGAATTTGCAGATGTTATAGATATAGGTGCGAAACATACAATAAGAATAACTGGAGCATTAGATACAAGTGCAGATAACCCAGATGATTTATTTGATAATAGAAGTGGTGATTTTGAAGATGCTAGTTCAAATTTTGATGGTGACACTCCTGCAAACTGTAATGCTCATTTAGAAATTGCAACAAGTGATGATAATGTTACATATACAAATTTTAGATTTTTTGTTATTGGAGAATACGAAGCAAGATATTTTAAATTTAGAGTTGTTTTGATATCAAGAGATTTAGCAAGTACACCAGTTGTATCAACAGTAACAGTAACTTTAGATATGCCAGATAGAATATTTAGTGGAAATGATATTGTTTCTGGAACTGGGACTAAATCTATCACATTTACAAATCCATACAAAAGTGCTAATTTTGCAGTAGGTATAACTGGACAAGGTATGGCAACTGGCGATTATTTTACAGTATCAAATAAAACAATAAATGGATTTGATGTTGCCTTTTTTAATAGTTCAAATGCAGGAGTTTCAAAAACTTTTGATTTTATTACTAAAGGTTTTTAAAGGAGAATAAAAAAATGGGATATCCAAATTCAAGTAATAGACCAACAGATTTGCAAGTTGAAAACCAATCTTTTCCATCTTTTAGGTCAGATTTGAATAAAATTTTAGAAAATCTTGGTCAATTTCATGCAGGAACATCAAGACCAACCTATTTTGATAATGGTATGATGTGGTTAGATATAACTGATTCAGCAAATCCAATATTAAAATTTTATGATGGTACAGATGATATTACTTTTGCTACATTTAACACTTCTGCAAATACAGTAAACGTTTCAGATTCATCTACAGACGTTGTTGGTGATACTTCACCACAATTAGGTGGTAATCTTGATGTAAATGGAAACAGTATTGTAAGTACAAGTAATGGCGATATAAACCTTACACCAAATGGAACTGGTAGAATTGTTTTAGGAAAAGCAAGTGTTCCCGCTGTTTTTACTGGAACAAATTTAACATTAGATTTTGACACATATCAAAACTTTATTTTGACTTTATCAAGCGGAAGTAATTCTTTAGCAAATCCATCTACCGAAGCATCTAATGTTGGTCAAACTGGTGTTATAATATTTATACAGCCTTCAAGTAGTTCTGCGGGTACAGTATCTTTAGGAACAGATTATGAAACAGTTGGAGCAGGTGGTTTAACTCTATCATCAGCAAATAATGATTATGACGTAGTGCCTTATGTAATTAAAGCTGATAATTCTATTTTATTAGGTACACCACAATTAAACTTTGGATAATTAAATGGTAAGTTCAGAATTATGGTTTGGAGCAGAAGCAGGATTTTATAATTCTGTGGCAACTCAGTCATTGCGATTTGATGATGGCAGTAGTGCTTACTTAACAAGAACTCCGTCAAGTGCAAGTAATAGAGATTTATGGACTTTAAGTCTGTGGGTAAAAAGAAGCAGTGTGGGAACAAGTGGTACACAATCTTTATATGGAGTTTATGCAGATGGTAATAATCAAGAAACACTAGCTTTTGATTCTGGTGGCAATGTAGATAAATTATATTGGCAGTTATATCAAGGTGGTAGTGCAGTTGGTCAGTTAACAACCAATAGACTTTTTAGAGATGTATCTTCATGGTATCATATTGTAATAGCTTACGACAGTGCAAACTCAACTGCTGGAAATCGTATGCGTATGTATATTAATGGTGTTGAGGAAACATCTTTTGCAACAGATACAAACCCATCATCAGGTTTAGATAGTCAATGGAATAGTACGACAGCACATACTATAGGAAGAATAAATACAACAAATTATTTTGATGGCTATATTGCAGAAGTTAATAGTGTTGATGGACAAGCACTAGACCCAACGTATTTTGGCGAAACTAAAAATGGTGTATGGATACCAAAGAAATATAGTGGTTCGTATGGAACAAATGGTTTTAGATTACAGTTTATTAATACAACAGTTACAGGAAGTGGTTCATCTTCAACGATAGGAGCAGATACAAGTGGTCAGAATAATCATTTCACATCAAGTGCAATAGTTGCATCTGATTGTAATATGCCTGATAGTCCTGAGAATAATTGGGCAACCTTAAATAGTATTTATAACCCAAAAAATAATCCACCTACTTTCAGTGAAGGCAATTTAAAAGCAACTGCATCACAAGTGGCATACCAAAATACTTTTTCAACAATTGGTGTTTCAAGTGGCAAATGGTATGTAGAAATGAAACAAAATGGCACAACAAATTCTGCTAATTTTATTGGTATAGTTGACGAAGAAGCGTTTGATGATTTTCAAGACCATAGTCATTATATAGGAAGTGCAACAGTAGAAGGTGTAAATTATGGGTACTATATGCACAGTGGTAACAAGTATGTAGATGGTGCTTCATCAAGTTATGGAAGTCGTACAAATGATGGTGAAATAATTGGAATAGCTTTAGACCTTGATAATGGTAAATTATATTTTAGTGTTGATGGTACTTTTGTTGCTAGTGGAGACCCAGTAAATGGCACAAATTTTATGGCAGAAAATATACCAAGTAGCACATATTTCTTTGGTACTACACTATATCAAAATGGATACACAAGTGGGGTATGGAATTTTGGACAAGACTCAAGTTTTGGTGGCACGGAAACTGCTACATCAAACTCAGATGTGAATGGCAATGGAACGTTTCATACAGCACCCCCATCAGGCTATCTAGCATTATGTTCAGCAAACTTACCAGACACAACCATAAGTCCTAATGCTGATACACAAGCAGATGACCATTTTGATACACTGCTTTACACTGGTAATCAATCTAATAATCATTCAATAACTGGTGTAAGTTTTCAACCAGATTGGATTTGGGGGAAACATAGAGATGGTACTAATAGCCATCAATTAATTGATAGCACACGAGGGGTAACTCATAATTTAAAAGCAGATGTCTTTGACCCAGAAGGAACATCAACTACAATATTAGCAAGTTTTGATGCACCTTCATCAATTGGTGCTACTGATGGTGGTTTCACTCTTAATCAATCTGGTGGATTAAATAAAAACACAGATGGTTTTGTTGCTTGGTTATGGTTGGCAAATGGAACAACACCAACAAAAACTTATAAAGTAAAAGTAGTTGCAGATAGTACAGACTATGGACATGGAACTGGCTCTAATAAATATCAGTTTTTGAAAAGTGATGGCACAACTGGATTTGGAACAAATGGGGTAGATATTGACCTACAAGAAGGAGGAACTTATATTTTCGATTGGAGCGACTCTACTGCTCAATCTCACCCAATAAGATTTTCACTAACTAATGATGGAACACATTCAAGTGGAACAAGTGCAGGAAGTGAATATACAACTGGTGTTGTTAAAGATGATAGTGCTTACACAACTACAATTACAGTAGCAAGTGGTGTCGCAAATCTATATTATTATTGTCAAAATCATAGTGGCATGGGTGCAGAAATACGAACTAACACAACACATGGTTCAACAAATTTTGATGGTTCTATTTTATCAGTTTCAAATGCAAACACACTAGCAGGGTTTAGTATTGTAACTTATGAAATTGATTCATCAGGAGCAAAAACTATCGGTCATGGTCTTACTCAAGCACCACAATTAATTATCAATAAAGGTAGAGACCAAAATTCTTCTTGGTGGACTTTCACAACAGTTATTGATGGAACTTTAGACTATGTAAGATTAAATGATGTTACTGTCAAAGCTGATGATTCTTTATTAAGTTTACCAACTAGCACTACATTTGGAATGATAGAGAATTATTCACTTCAACAAAATGCTGTAGCCTATTGTTTTCATTCAGTAGAAGGCTACTCAAAGATTGGCACTTATACATCTAATAATTCATCAACAGATAATACCTTTGTTTATACTGGATTCCGTCCTGCATTTTTGATTGTTAAGATGACACCTTCATCTACTGAATGGGTAATGATGGATAACAAAAAAAGTTCTTCAGGAGGAGGTAATCCAATTGATAAAGGGCAATACCCAAATTATGACTATGCAGAATACAGTGGTAATAAAGTAGATTTTTTATCAAATGGTTTTAAAGTTAGAGATACAAGTGGAGTAGGTTACTCAACAAGAGTTGTATTATACATAGCAATTGCCGAAGTGCCTTTTAAGTACGCTAATGCTAGGTGATTAATATATAGGAGAAAATAATGGCTTATAAATATAAAGATAGATACCTCAAAGTTGGAAAGTCTTGGTCAGATGGTACTTATACACACCCTTATAACTGGGCATCTAGTTGGTCTGCTGATGATTTAAAAAAGTGGGGTGTAACTGTAGAAAAAGATGAAGATACAAGTTATGACGATAGGTTTTATTGGGCGAAAGGCAAAGAACGTAAACTCGAAGATGAAAATGTAGTTGATGAAGATGGTAAGGCAGTCATTGACCCTTTAACTGGTAAACAAAGGATTCAAAGAGGTTTAAAATATCAATGGATAGAAAGAACAAAATCAACTGCAAATGGTTTGCTTACTGCATCAGATTGGTATGTAACAAGAAAATCTGAAACAGATACTGCTATCCCAAGTGCTATATCTAAATATAGAACAGATGTTAGAACTGCAACAAAGACTATAGAAGATAAAATAAATGCTTGTAGTAAGTTGGCTGATTTTATAAAACTTTTTGATACACCAGTTAATAAAGACTTAGAGCCAACTGGGAAAGCACCAATTTATGATTTTCCAGACGAGGTATAGATGTCAAAACCAACAATACAAAGTATAAATCTTAAATTAGAAAAACATATAGCTGTAAGTGATGAAAGATTTATAGAATTGCTTAGTAGGGTCAAAAGGCTTGAACATATAATGATTGGTACATCAGGAACAGCAATTGTGATGCTTATAGGTTTATTAGTGAGGTAAATTTGGTAGTTGCAGAAATTCTTACTGGGATTGCTCTAGTACAAAAATCAGTAGAGTTTATAAAAAGCAACATCAGTACAGCAAAAGATATAAAAGACATAGCCAAGCAGATTGATGGGTTCTTTGAAGGCGAAGAACAAATGAATAAGAAGCAAGGCAAGGGCATGGGGATTGCTCAACAGTTTGGCATTGAATCTACTGCATCAGATTTTATTGATAGAAAGTTATTAGAGGAACAAAGATACGAATTAAAACTTCTAATTGATAATCGCTTTGGACATGGAACTTGGAATCAAATTCTTTCAGAAAGAGCCGATAAAATTAAACAAGCTAAAGAGGCACAAAGACAAGCTAAATTAGAAGCAAAAAAACAAAGAGAAGAAGTTTTTGAAGCAATAAAATGGGTAGCATTTACATTACTAGGTATAGGTGTATTTGTATTAGTGCTTGTAATGGGTTTAAAATCATTTGCAGATGGCAAAATGTATAATGCACCCAAAGACTACACTTATAGACAAAAAGTCTGGCAGGGCAAAATAGAGCCAAAGAAATATACAACTTGTAGACTAAAAAAAAGGTTAACATCTAAATATACTAAAAAAAAAGCTTGTATATATGAGGGTAACAATAGAACTTATACTATGATGATTGAGGTTTTTTGCCCAAGACAATTCAAATGTGAATATAAAACTCTTAATTCGAAAATGCCAGATATCGATAAAGTCATGGATAGTTTAAGGAGCATAAAAGATTGATTACTGCATTTATGTTATATTGTGCTATGCAACCAAGCCAGATGAATGAAGCAAAAATTTATTTTAGGTCTATTAATGATTGCACTTATTATGCTGAAAAATTAAGTGGGCAGGTGTTTATGTCAGAAGAAGGCAACCAAACCTATGAATGCCATTGTAAATTAGTTCCAAGTATCAACTCAAATAAAGTGAAGGTGTATTAATGCAAAAAAAATTACAAAAAGGCTCAATATTAGATGAATATGATTTAGATGGCGATAATGAAATTACAAATGAAGAATTACAAAGAGCCAAAGAAATAAAAGAAACTGAAACTAAATTAAGAAAAAATCTAGCACAACTTCGTATGGCGAGATACACCTTGATAGGTATGGGTGTATTTACACTTGCTATGTTTTTAGTTCCAATAGAACGTGTTGAGGCATTGGCAGATATATCAAACTTGTTTTATATCTCAGGTGCTGGTATCGTGGGTACATATATGGGAACATCAGCTTATATGGCAAAGAATGGGGTTAAATAATGAATTTACAAGTATTGAAAGAACATATTGCTCAAGAAGAAGGCTTAAAATATGAAATTTACCGATGCAGTCAAGGTTACCCAACTGCAGGGATAGGCCATTTGATTACAGAATGGGACGATGATTATTATGGAAAACCAATAGGAACAAAAGTTTCAAAAGAGCAAGTTGATAAATGGTTTGAATCTGATTTGTATGTAGCCATAAATGATATGGAACAATTCACAGAAGGCATGAATATTGATGAAAATGTTAAAGAATGTGTAACACACATGGTATTTCAGTTAGGTTTACCAAGATTAAATAAATTTAAAAAATTCAAACAAGCTTTATTAGATAACGACATAAATGCTGCACAAGCCGAGATGAAAGATAGTTTATGGTATAGGCAAACAACAAATAGAGCAGAAAGACTAATTGAAAAGTTAGGGAAAAGTGCATGATAGCTAGTTTATTACCAGTTGCATCAAAATTATTAGATAAATTTATACCAGATGCAGATGAAAAAGCCAAAATGGCACATAAGATAGCCACAATGGCAGAAGAACACGCTCAACAGTTAGCTATGGAGCAAATAAAGATAAATATAGAAGAAGCAAAAGGTAATTGGTTTCAATCGTCATGGCGACCATTAATAGGTTGGAT